TTAACTGGTCATGGTGGCTAGTATTACTCATCCCTAACGTAGCAATAGCAATAATCGTAATCTGCCTAATAATTGTGTTACTAGGCGAAAGGAAATGACCGAAGATACAGAAGCGGAATAGAAAATTTTAACTAAGCTACTCTAGAGGAGGGCATGATGACATATATTTATTTAGACATAGAAACAAACGGGTACCTTGAGAACACTACTACAGTACACTGCATTGCAACACAGCATGGACTAGCAGTAAGCAAGTCAGAACAGAAGGAAGTACTGATGAGCATTATGAACTCAAGAGATAAGGTGGTTGCACATAACGCAATCAAGTTTGATATACCTGCATTACAAAAGGTGTACCCTTGGTTTCATATAGATGAGGACAGAGTAGTAGATACACTTGTCTTGTCTAGATTAATATATAGTCACATGTCAGACATTGATAGTAAGTTAGTAAGACACCGAAAGATGCCTAGTCACTTAAGAGGAAGACATTCTTTAGAGGCATGGGGTCACAGACTTGGTGAACACAAGGGTGACTTCGTGACTGAGGATGGATGGGCAACATACACAGATGAGATGGGTGTGTACTGTAAGCAGGACGTAGTGGTACTAAAGAATCTACATGAGCGTATGTTATCTGCTGATTATACAGAACAAGCTATTGATTTAGAAATGGCAGTAGCACATGAATGTCAGAAGATAGAGACAGTAGGCTTCATGTTCGATGAAGATAAAGCACGTGAGTTATTAACTGGGTTACTTCAACGTAGGTTTGAACTTACAGAATTAGTACAGAATATCTTTACACCTTGGTATGCAGGAGGTGAGACAGTAACACCTAAGGTAAACAATAAGACCACAGGTGTGACCAAGGGTGTTCCATATTGTAGAGTCAAGCTGACTGAGTTTAACTTAAGCTCACGTCATCACATAGCAAATAGACTTATTACTTTGTATAGGTGGAAGCCTGAGGTGTTCACACCTGATGGCAAACCTAAGATTGATGAGACTATTTTATCTAAAATGAAATACCCTGAGGCTCAGTTACTATCTGAATACTTTACCGTAGAGAAACGTATCTCTCAGATTATGGAAGGTAAAGGCTCATGGTTTAATTCAGTACGTGACGGTAGATTACACGGCTCAATCAATCCGAATGGTGCTATTACAGGTAGAGCTACACACAATGACCCTAACCTAGGTCAGGTACCTAGTGTAAACAAACCTTATGGTAAGGAATGTAGGGAGTTGTTTCGTGTAGCCAAAGGTAACAAGCTAGTAGGTGCAGACCTTAGTGGCTTAGAGTTACGATGCCTAGCTCACTACATGGCACGGTACGATAAGGGTGAGTACGTCAAGACAGTATGTGAAGGCGATGTACATACTGTTAACCAACATGCAGCAGGTTTACCTGATAGACCCTCAGCTAAGACATTCATCTATGCATTCTTGTATGGTGCAGGTAATGAGAAGATGGGTAAGATTATAGGTAAAGGTAAGAAAGCAGGAGGTCTAATCAAGGAAACATTCTTGGCTAAGACACCTGCATTAGCTAAGCTTATTGATGCAGTTAAAGCTAAGGCTGTATCACATGGGCACCTCATAGGTTTAGATGGACGTAGGATACATGTACGTTCAGCTCATGCTGCCTTGAATACCTTACTACAATGTGCAGGTTCATTGTTAGCTAAGCAAGCAATGGTAGAGTTTAGAGATATGGTACGAGCACATAACTTAGATAGTGTAGTACACATAGTGGCGTGGGTACACGATGAGTTTCAGATTGAGTGTCCATCAATACATGCCAAACAAGTAGGAGAAATGGCAGTACAATCGTTCGCTTTAGCAGGTGAACATTTTAAATTCAGATGCACTATCACTGGTGAGTATAAGATTGGTGACACATGGAAGGAAACACATTAAGGAAAACATTATGGAACAAGTAACATATAACTTTGAACAAGCGATGGAAGCAGTAGCACAGGGTATGGAAGTTAAGCGAGCCACAAAACCATACGTCCGCAGTAATGGTGGGTACATATCTGTAAGCTATGATGACTACAAGGCAACAGATTGGGTTGAAGACAACTAGATTAATACAACAGGAGAGACACATGAAGAAAGAACGAGTAGGGTTAGTAGATGCTGACATCGTAGCATACAACTCATCAGCTAGTTGCGAGATTAAAGTTGATTGGGAAAACGATGGTGAAGTACAGCAGTACACCCAAGGTACAGACCTGATGTTCAACAAGATAGATGACATCATGAATAATTATATTAGCAATCTTAAGCTAGATAAACTTCGTGTCTATCTCTCAAGCCCATCTGATGAGTGCTTTAGAAAAGATTATCTACCCACCTATAAGCAGAATCGTAAGGCTACACTTAAGCCTAAGTTGCTAGACCTTGCACGTGCCTACCTATTCAAGGAGTATGGTGCAATCATAGAGTCACGGTTAGAAGCTGATGACCTGTTAGGTATTGATGCAACTACACCTAACCCTAAGGAGCAGAAGATTATTATCTCTATCGACAAGGACATGAAGACTATCCCAGTATGGCAAAACAATCCTGACAAGGGAACTAAGCGTATCCTCAAACAGACAGAGCTAGATGCATTCCGATATCACATGGAGCAGACAGTACTAGGTGACACAACTGATGGCTACGCAGGTTGCTATGGTTCAGGTAAGGTAGCGTGGGAAGCATTACTCAACACCGCTGACCAAGAGGCTGCACTATGGGCGAACAACTACCAGTACAAATGTATCCTATGGAAGCACGTGGTAGCTGAGTTTGTACGTAAAGGTTTCACTGAGGAAGATGCATTAGTGCAAGCTCGTTGTGCGCACATCTTGTGGGCTGAGGATTACGACTTTGAAACTAAAGAAGTAACACCTTGGGAGCCACCACGATGAGCGATGAAATGAAGTACCCAGTGATGAACCTAGTGGAAGACCTAGGTAATGATTGGAGGTTTAAGTTTGTAGACCCACAAGCAGTAGGTGGTTATGCATATGTATTGATTCCTAAGAACCTAGCTAACTGGGTATCTTTGGAACCAGTGGAACCACCTGAGGACTACGGTCTTAACCTAGTATTTGGAGGACATTATGAGTAAAGAATGTAGCACATGTATGCACTTTAATAATGATGAATCAACAGAGGAGGGATTAGGTGAGTGCCTTAGGTATCCTCCAAAACTATACCTTGTTCAAGATAAACTGTTAAGTGTAGTCCCTTTAACACCTGAAAGCTCAACTTGTGGTGAGTACGTAGCGTCAATATGGAGAGACCTAGATGAAACCAAAGTCCAGTAAGGCATTAGATATACAGGTAGGTGGTAAGCATTATAAAGACATGGCTATACAGCCTATGGAATACAGTATGCTTAACAACCTTAACGCCTGTCAACACACAGCTATCAAGTATATCACTAGATACAAAGAGAAGGGTGGACTGCAGGACTTAGTTAAGGCTAAGCATTGTATAGACCTGTTGATTGACTTCGAGTATCCACCTAAGGCTGACCCTCAGGGTGATTGTGTATGACTAGAGCAGAGCGTAATAAGAAATGGAGAGAGGAGAACCCTGACTACCACAAGAAGTGGAATGAGAAGAGACCTGATTACAGCATGGATAAGAGCCTAAAGCGTAGGTATGGAATCACTAAGATACAGTATGATACCTTACTTATGCAACAGGACTATTGTTGTGCTGTATGTGGATTACATGAAGAAGCACATAGGACTAACTTAGTGGTAGACCACAACCACAGCAAGCAGATAGGTGAGGAAGGGTTTGTCCGAGGTATCTTATGTAGCAACTGCAACACAGCCTTAGGTCTACTCAAAGACTCACCTGCTATAGTTGATAAAGCAGCAGAATATTTAAGAGAGAAAGGACACGGTAGCTATGTCTAAGACAGCAAAGAATGATATCACTGGTGACATGATAAAAACTAAGACACCAAGCAAACAATACGAGGATAACTATGATGCCATCTTCAAGACCGAAGAACCACCACAGCTTGACATGGGGTACCCTCACATTGCCACCGTTAAACCTATTAAACATACCAAGGATAAACAATGAGAGTGATATACACGAAGACAATACAGAAAAGGCTGAGAGATTTAATAGAGAAAGTAATGAAAACAGGGAGGCAGATTGATTACATTCTCATATCCAATGAAGAAATGAAAGAGTTAATAGTCCTTACGGATGACCACATAGACCATGGGGTTAGAAGGTTTGAATCTGATAATCCTTGTTTGGATATTATAAACGTACCACATCCAAAAGGTGTGCTTTATAACCGTTACCCTGCCGTTCTTACACATACCTTCTTAGGTTACAAGATAGCAGAAGTACCTAAGGAGTATGCATATGAATAAACCTAGCCTAAGAGCAAACCTAATAACGAGACGAACGTACAACCGTCCAACAAATGACGAGGGCACACAGTTTGAAACATGGGAAGAGACAGTAGACCGTGTGATTAGACATCAACAGTGGCTATGGGGTAGAGAGTCAGACACGATAGACCAGAACGAACTAGAGGAACTACGTACACTAATGCTAGAGCGTAAGGTGTTGACCTCAGGTAGAACCTTATGGTTAGGTGGCACCGATGTAGCTAAGACACGTGAGGCATCACAGTTTAACTGTAGCTTCACACATGTAGAGACAGTCTATGATTGTGTTGATGTGTTGTGGCTATTGTTACAAGGGTGTGGCGTAGGGTTTAGACCTGTTGTAGGGACATTGAATGGTTTCTCTAAGCCTATACCTAACATAGAAGTTATACACAGTGAACGTACCGCTAAGGGTGGACGTGCAACTAATAAGGAAACATGGGATGAAGAAACTAAAACATGGACTATTGCTGTTGGTGACTCTGCCGAAGCATGGGCTAGAAGTATTGGTAAACTATTGGCAGGTAAGTACCCTGCGGATACGTTGGTGTTTGACTTCTCTGCTATACGTCCTGCAGGTGAACGGCTCAAAGGTTATGGATGGATTAGCTCAGGCGACACAGCTATTGCAAAGGCTTATGTCGAAATTGCTAACCTTCTTAATAGACGTGCAGGTAGTTTGCTTACTCGTATTGATATTCTCGACCTCGTTAATTGGCTCGGTACTGTCTTGTCTAGTAGACGTAGTGCGGAGATTTGTCTCTTCAACTATGGGGAAGATGAATGGGAAGAATTCACAGTAGCTAAGAAGAACTGGTGGGAAGATAACATCCAAAGAGCGCAGTCTAATAACTCATTACTATTCAAACAGAAGCCAACACGTAAAGAGTTAGAACATATCTTCGCTTTAATGGAGGACTCAGGTGGTAGTGAACCTGCGTTTATTAATGCTCAGGCTGCCACCAAACGTGCCCCTTGGTTCAAAGGTGTTAACCCTTGCGCTGAGATTTTACTAGGCAACAAATCATTTTGTAACTTAACGGAGGTGGACATTGGAAAATTCAAAGGAGACTCGGCAGGTCTACAACGAGCTGTTAGAATCGCTAGTCGAGCCAACTATAGGCAAACCTGTGTTAACCTTCTTGACGGCATACTCCAAGAATCGTGGCATCTTAATAACGCTTTCCTTCGGCTCACAGGGGTCAGTCTTACAGGTATCTGCAAACGGACAGATATGGGAGCATACGATTACGAGAGTCTTCAACGAGAAGCGACAAGCGGAGCTTACTCAATGGCTGACGAACTCGGACTTCCACGTTCAAAGAATATCACTACGGTAAAACCTAGTGGTACACTTAGTAAAATCATGGACACAACTGAGGGGATGCACAAGCCACTAGGTAAGTACATCATTAATAACATTAACTTCTCTAAGCATGACCCATTACTTAAGTCATGTCGTGAGGCAGGGTATAAGGTGTTTGATAATCCTAATGACCCTGATGGTGTACTGGTAGCATTCCCTGTTAAGTGGGAAGACGTAGCCTTCACTAAGGTAGGTGACCTTGAGGTGAACCTTGAGACTGCCATAGAACAGCTAGAGAGATACAAGATGCTAATGACTACATGGTGTCAACAGAATGTATCATCTACTATCAGCTACTCACCTGATGAAGTACCTGCTATCATTGATTGGTTTATGGATAACTGGGATAACTATATAGGGGTATCATTCCTGTATAGAGCAGACCCTACTAAGTCAGCTAAAGACCTAGGGTATCTCTATCTACCACAAGAAGTAGTAACAGAAAAGGCATGGCACGAATATGCAGACAGGCTACAACCGATTGACTTTACTATCTTTGACCAAGACTTAGAGCTTGAATCAGATGAGTGTGCATCGGGTGTATGCCCAGTTAAGTAACACTTGCAAGTGAGACAGTGGTTAGGATAAGGGCTATCAAGACGTTAGATTCCTACCTATTTAAGTAACACTGTTGGAACCTAGGGTAATTCCTTGTTTACGTAATGTATTCAAGGGGTTACCCTATTTTTTGCCGATACTCCCACACTTAATGTAGGAAAGAAAAAGGGATAACCTATAGTATAGCTATAGTATACCTTATTCTGACAGCCTAAAGGGAGACAGTTACATGGATATACCCATTAATAGTATAGAACTAATAGAACTACTAGATAAGAAATACCCTAACAGACATCCACGATTAGAGATGACTGATAGAGAGATATGGTATGAAGCAGGACGTAGAGCTGTAGTGGATAACCTGCTACATATGATAACAGAGAAACAGACAGAGGCACTGCCTCGTATATTTAAACAAAAGGATAAATGATATGTGTATGTCAACACCTAAAGCACCTAAGATTCCACTACCGCCACCACCTAAGCCAGTACCTCAGTTTAAATCAGGTAGCGCAGAGGGTAGCTCAGCAGGTAATGAGATGCAACGTGGTAAGAAATCTCTTAAAAATGAATCAGTCAGCTTAGGTATCCCTACGATTGACGCTTAGAGGATAGACAATGGCAGAATATAAAGAGAAGGAAGATAAGCATTCAGGTGAAGGTAAGATAGCTAGTGCTTATAACAAGAAGACAACCGAAAGGTCAGCCTATGAAGAGTCAGCTAGACGATGCGCAGAGCTAACAATCCCAACACTCTTTCCTCCTTCATCTAATAGTGATGGTAAGCAAGAGCTACCTACACCTTATCAATCAGTAGGGGCACGAGGTGTTAACAACATTGCTAACAAATTACTCTTAGCTTTATTTCCTGCTAATCAACCATTCTTTAAGTTGAACCTTGATGAGAAGACTAAGACTGAAATGGGTGAGACCCAAGGTGCAGTAGATAAAGCCTTAGGTAAGATTGAAAAGATTATAACAGCAGAACTTAATGCTTCACCTAGTATGAGAGTACGTACACTAGAAGCATTCAAACAACTCATGGTTGCAGGTAATGTATTAGTTTATGTGCCACCTAAAGAGAACGTAATACGTGTCTTTAGATTAGATAGGTATGTCGTTGAGCGTGACGCTATGG